TCGTCTGAAGGTAATGCCATTTTTAAATCTCCTAAGTGGTTAGGGTTAATTAAAAGAAAAAGGGGTCAGCTTTTTGAGCCAACCCCCTGTTTTTACTACATTTTGCTATTAAACGCTAGTTCCTGCGAACCAGCCATAATCGCCTGATGCCATTGAAGCACCTGATACATAAGTACCAGCACCCAAAGTTACTTGGAATGTAGAAGCGTTAACAATGCAAGTTGCTGTAGAAGCTGCAATAGCCGCACCAGCTTGTGCAAATACATAACGCTTACCATCAGAACCAAATGTTTCTGCGCCTAAAGGCCCAAAAGTTGGTACTGCTGTGCCAGCAGAGTTAGTGTTAGTAGTGGTTGTGTTAACTAAGTCAACGCCACTAATGGGGAGAGTGCTATATGCCATGATAATTTTCCTTTAGTTAGTCGGTTGATTAAGCTGTACCTGTCAATACACCTTGCAAGAAGCTGTTTGAGCAAGTCAAGTTACCAGCCCAACCATACAACTTAACAATCGCGTCTTGATTGATAGACTGGCGTTCACCACCGATAGGTACAAAGTTGCGTTCTTTGTGTGGGCGTAGGAAGATGTAGTTTGTATTCAAGAAATACATATAGTTAGCAGTTTCCTGCGCGCCATAACCACCACCTAATACCACATCAGCGGACATACCACCACCGTAGAACTTCAGGGAAGCAAAACCTGCTGCGCCTTCATCTACACCAGCAATACGCTGAATAGCTTGCAAAGAAGCTACATAACGCTGATACAAAGTGTTACCAGCAACAATAATGTCAACCTTATCTGTACCACGAACTGACTTAATTGCAGCAGAAGTCATAGCTGCTTGGATTACTGTAGAAGAATCAGCACCAGTGGAAGATTGGTTTTGCCAAAATGTCCAGTTAGCACGATTGATACCACCGTATGTACCAGTTGTGTTTGATGTTGGGACAGCAGCGGCCAAACCAGTGATGTTCTTACCACCGTTACCAGTACCATCGCCATACAAGTCGCCTGAAATGCGGTTAAGCAAACGGGCTTCAGAAACTTGCATACGACCATCTAACAGGTCAATGATTGCTTCTTTAGAGCTGTTTTGTAACATTTCCAAGCCAGACATTGTTACAGAGTCAGCATATTGGGTAATGCTGAACTGTGCAGCACTGATAGGGCTGTCAGGAGTAATGTTCAATACCTCATAGCCGCTATATGAATTAGCGTTATTAGTATTTGGATCGTTGTACATGATTTCTTCAAGAATCACATTACCACCGCTGAAAGGTCGGACATTGCCCTTGCTGTTCAAGCGTTGAAGAATCGCGTTGTTTTGTGTTAAGTTGTCTGCCAATACTCCGCTACGGCTTTGAATGGTGGTAGCGATAATATCGGTAATTGCGCTATTAGCGAATGCCATGATATTTCCTTTATTAAATTAAGTTAAACCCGACCGCCTTCTGCATCGGCTAAAGAAGCCATTAACAGGGACCGTCTATCCTTTGCATCTGCCTTGTTTACTTGGCCGCTAGGTGTAACGGACTTTGGACTAACAGCAGTTGCTTTGGCCTTTGCTACTTGCTGTGCCTTAGATGCTTGGGTACTAGCCGATTTCAAGAGTCTATCTTGTTCTAGCTTGTAAGCTTCATCATTCATACGCACTGCTTTGGCATAAGCCGATTCTAGGTCTTGGGCTAAACCCCTCTCAAGTAATTGAGCCATATCTTCCCGAACCATATCAAAGTGCGGAAACCGCGCCTTGTCGCTACTTACACGGCTAATTTCATTACTTAACCGTGCATTTTCCTCTTGCTCCCGTATTGCCGACAGTTGTTGCACTTGCTGCTGTGTTGCTTGCAATTGCTGCATTAACTGCTGTTGGTACGGGTCAACATACGCCTGTTCAGGCATTTGTAAGCTATCTGAATTTAATTGTATTCCATAATCTGCGGCTAGTCTATGAAACATTTGCACCTTCTGCTCATAGGGTGCTTTGCTTAGAACCATGTGGGCGCGGCCTAAGTTATTAATCCAAGCTACAGGGTGAATACCTTGCGATTGCAGTTCGGGTACAAACGGGCCAATAGCTTCTGTTAGCTGGCGCGCATTGTCAGCTTCTGCTTTGTAGGCAGAAACACCTTTTTTGTATTCAGCCTCACGCTGGTTAGCATATTCAGCAAACTTAAAGAATTCTTGCTCACTTAGCTGCTTGCCGCCTTTTAGCTTATCCCATACTTCTACATATTCCTTTTTCCATGTAGTAGGGCGTTTTACTTCTTCTTCATTAGCATCACTAGCTTCTGCAGCCAGTTCAGGTTCTTCAGGGGTATGGTCTTGGCTACTGGCTTCTTCTTGCTTACCTTTGAAACGGCCTTTTTCGTCACGGTTACTGTTTTCTTCGCTACCTTCTTGGCTGGCGTTTTCGGCTTGGATGGGGTCGTCATTGACTTCTATTTCCTTTTCAATAGGGGCTTCTAAAGTACCTTCTTCAGCTTGTTCTAATGCAGATTCAAGCAATTCTCTACGGTCTAATTCTTCACTCATTTAATGCTCCTTATCTAAGTTTTGCGTATGCAAGTTCTGCAATTTGGCGTTTGCGTGATTCGTTTTCTGCCCTGCTTAAAGTGTGCTTTTTCTGTTCCATTTGCACATCATTGCCTATTTCAATACAGTTGTTGCGTTTTAGGTTTTCACGGTGGCTAGAACGGCTGCCTACCCATTGACCATCAGCCATGCTTATATGGCCTTCAATATCAGGCATAACCATTGGGGCTTCTTTTGGGGTCATTTCCAGCTTTTGCTTCCATGCTTCTTCAGCTTCAGGGCCTTCAAATGGTAAGTTCCAGTAAGCAAGGTACTTTTCCCTATCATCATATTGGGTTGGGTCGTATTCTTCATGGTCAACCTTGCAGTGGTGGCAGGTAACCGTAATTTTCACTAATGCCATTACATTCTCCTTATAAGTTCAGGTACTTTATGGTATTCATGTGGGCGTAGGGCTATAACACTGTCGTACCAGCGCGCATTTTTCCAACGCCAACAAACAAATTCTTCTTTAGGTAGCAAAACAATGGTTTTAACGCCCAATGCACCAGCAAGGTGGGCTGTTCCAGTATCTACAGTAACAACACCTTTACAGGCTTTTATGTGGGCTGCAGACTTAACCCAATCTTTTTGCCAGCCATCATTAGGTAATGGGTGAAATAAGCCTTCTGTTTTAGGGTTTAGGCTGTAACAGTCAGGCCCAGTTAGGGCTTCCATTTCGCGCATATCCATACTTTTGATGTAATACAGTATTTGCTTAGAAGCTTCCCAATTAACGCCAATTTTGGCTGGAATATTGCTAGGCTGGGCGTGTAAGTAGCCTTCAGAACCTACAATTTTGTCTTTTCCTAGCGGAAATAGGGCTTTTACTGAAGGGTGGGCTAAAGAAATGTAATAAGGCAGGGACATTGACCCTATCCAGTAGTCGCAAGCTTCTGCATCACCAGTGCCAATTTCATTTGTGAATACATCAACGCATTCAAGCTGGCCAAGTAGGTGGTGTAGGCTGCTTTCTTGCAAAACTACTACCTTTGCCGCGCCCATAGCCTTTAATGCAGGTAAAAAACGGGCAAATTGCAATATATCGCCAAAGCCTTGTTCCATTTGTACCGCAATAGACTTGCCAATTAAGCTTTCACCGCGCCAAACTGGTACTTTTAGGGAAGGGCCAACACCGTTTGCTTGTTCTGCAATGATTTCAGGATGCCAGCGGTATTCAAATAAACGAAAACCAGCTTCATAACGGCCAGCGTGTAAGTGGTCGTATGCCTTTTTGTATTCAGCGTGTGGGTTTAATGTAGCAGTAGAAATACGGATTCCTCATCGTCTAGTTCCTCTAGGCGTTTGGCTTCCATATATATCAATTGCTGTTGAATAAGCAATTGTTGGTTTCTGTAAGCTACTGCCGCAAGGATGTTATCTCTTTGTCGTTCAAGGTAGCTTATAGACCGCTGTAATTCTTCTGTTTCAGCTAACGGTATATCAGCTAGAACCTCTTGTTTGGATTGTACTTTAGGTTGCTTAACTTTTGCAACAGGGTCAATTAAGTTTTTAAAGGCTTGTTTGCGTGAATCGTTAGCAGCCTTTGTAGCTTTTTCTAGTAAACGCTGCCGTTCAGCTATTTTTGCTGATAATTTGCGTAAACGCTTTAAATCTTCTTGTGTCCAGCTTGCATCATCCCCACCCCCAAGTTCAGGGGCAGGTGATGTGTTTATTTGAAATGCGTTATTTTGAAACGCATTAGCTTGAAAAGCTGTAGAAAACATTACTGCGTTGTTTCAGGCTTTAAAGATTCTTCCAAACGCTTAATAAAAGCTTCCTTGCCTACTGCTAATTGGTCAAGGTTAAACTGTGCAGAACCCATTTTGCGGTCTAAATCTACGCAATGGTTAAACAGGGCTTGCTGTTCTTTGGTTAAATCTTCAAACAAATATTCAACTTCGTTGATGGTAATAGGGGTCTTTTTATCTTGTCCCATGCCATTCTCCTAAAAATTAACCTGAAAGCGCAGGTTATTACGCTACTGCATCTTGTAGTGGCTTTAAATCTTCTGTAGTCCAAAAGTCTTTAGCCAGCATAATTTCAAGGTGTTCCTTGTTACGCTTAACTGTGTCTGCCCAATCAGCATCTTCCATGCCTTCAGGTTGTCCAGCTTCTAGCAAAGCTACAGAATCAAGGGCAGCTTTGTAGTGTTGTGCAATTTGTTCTGCGGTAATTTCAATCATTTTTATACTCCTGCTGGTTTGTTGGCTTCTTGCTGCGCTTTGTAAGCAGCGATAACTTCAGGTGTCCATGCTACATTGCAAATAGCTACAACATTAGCTGGTACGCCTGTTAAATCAGCTTCAGGCACAAGTGAAGAACGATGGTAGGTTTTAGACAATTCTTTGCCATCTTCCATAATCCGTGTAGCTTCACGATACAAAACTGTGCCGTTTTCGTTTACTATAATTTGGTCTACTACTGTTGTTTTTGTTAATGCCATTTTGATTCTCCTTTAAGTGTCCGACTAACGAATCCACGCTAGTTAATTAAACAAAATAAGTTCCAGAAATTACCATGTAAGAAACAGAAGTGTCCATTGACACATTACTTAAACCAGAGGCACTAGCTTGTGAGAATAGAGTAATGGATGTGTTGCCTCCATTGTTTAACGCAACTAATGTTCCTGAGTAAGTTAGCGTTTCTGCAACTATTGAATATGAATATCTTTGTCCGCTAACAGTGTTTTGTGTAAATGGTAAACCACCGATAAGTAAAATACCAGTTCCAGTATGGGCAGACCAAGACAAAACTATATCAAATGTTACTTGATTTCCAATTTTAGTGTAAGTACCAGCTTGTAAACTATAAGTACCAGTACCTGTAATTGTACCGCCAGCAGCTATAGGCGTAAAAGTACCTTCTTCATAATCATCTAGTGTATTTGCGTTAGATGAAGCGGATTGGGTTGCTGGGAATGTAATACCTGTGCCAGCTACAGGTATAGAAGAATCTAATGCAAGCGTTTGTCCGTCTGCCATTGTTATTAAACGATTGCCACCACCATCAGATATAACTGCGTAAGATGAAAGTGTGCGAATGTCTAAGCCATCTTGGTTGCCGTTATAAGCACCAATAAGGGTATTATAAGAACCTGTAGTAATAGATTGACCAGCTACAGGCCCAATAAATGTATTAACTATTCCAGTTGTAGTGTTTTGACCGCTATTTGCACCAACAAACACATTGTAAGTATTTCCTGCGGTTGGATTAGATGTAAAACCAGCTAAATAACCAATATACACATTGGCTGCACCGCCTGTGTTTGTATAACCAGCTTGGAAACCTAATATTGTGTTATTAGATGCGGTGGTGTTGCTTCTTAATGCTTCAAAGCCAATAGCCACATTTGATGCACCTGTGGTGTTTGTATATAATGAATTTGTACCTATAGCCACATTACCTGTAGCTGTAGTATTGCTATAATTGGCATAATAACCAACGGCTGTGTTGCTATTGCCAGTTGTATTAAATGACAATGCACTTGAACCAAGTGCCGTATTTCCTGCACCTGTGGTATTAAAATATCCAGCAGCATAACCGCCAGATGTTGTACCCATAAAAGTATTGTTATAACCAGTGCTATTGCTATATCCTGAGCCAATACCTACAAAAGTTAATCCAACACCAGTTGTATTTGAATAACCAGCTTGATAACCTACGGCTGTAATACTTCCTGTGGTGTTTGAATAGCCAGCTTGATAACCAACTGCGGTGTTGCCAGATGCAGTGGTGTTGGAGTTAAGGGCTTGCGCTCCCAACCCTGTATTAAATTGCCCTGTGGTATTAGCACCTAATGTTGTATAACCAACAGATGTGTTGTAGCCACCGCTTGAATTTCCATACAATGCTGATGCCCCTACGGCTGTATTTGCTACACCGCCAAGATTTAAATAAAGTGCTTGTGACCCTACAGCAGTTAATGATGAACCTGTGGTATTTGTATAAGCAGCTTGAAATCCAAATATAGAATTTCCTGAAGCAGTTGTATTTGAGTAAAGCGATTGCATACCAAATGCAGAATTTTGTGTTCCTGTCGTGTTTTGTTGTAATGAACCCCAACCAGTAGCTGTGTTGTATTGCCCTGTTGTATTTACCCCTATTGCATTAACACCTACAGCAGTATTGGTAGCAACAGCACCGCTTCCCTTACCAACAGTAATACCTGAAATTAAAGCATCATTAGCTAATGTAAGTGCTGTACCATTAAATGTCATGTTGGCAGAATCAGTTAACAAACCACCAGTAGTAGCGTAAGTTACACGGCCTGTTGTTAGCCCTGAATCAGTAAGGCTAGTACAAGTTACTGCGCCAAATGCCGCACTTGAACCAGTACCCAATAATTGAACTGGTGTAGTTGCCGCATTACCAACCCATAGCTTTTTGTCAGTAATGTTTACTGCTAATTCACCTTGCGCCAAGCTTGATGGGGCAGATGCCGCTGTTACGCTGTTTTTTGTCTTTAGTGTCGTTGCCATATTTAATCCTTAGAATGTACCGCCATCAATTGTTCCTGTGATTTTACTACCTGCAAGGCTAGTTATCCAAGTAGGGTCGGCATAACTTCCTGTTGTATAAACTCCGTTTGTTACTGTTGCTGCATTGCCGCTAGTGTTTACATTGATTGTGCTTGGCAGGCTTAAAGTAACTGAACCTGTAGAAGCTGAAACAGTAACTTGGCTAGCTGTACCAGTAAGGGCTGTTACACCGCTATTGGCAATAGTAAAGCTTGGGTATGTACCGCTAACGCTAATGCCTGTACCTGCTGTAATAGCTACGGTTTGGTCAGGGGCAGAGTTAGTAACTGTAATTACACCGCTTGCCGCATTTCCTACGCTAATACCTGTGCCAGCAGCTAAATTAGTATTTTTCCAATAACCGCTTGTAGTGCTATATGTAAGTAATTGTGCGGCTGTTGGGGTAGTTAACTGGACATTGTCATCAGTACCGCCAAGACTAGAACCGCTTTTTAACAATACTTGGAATGTACCTGAACCGCCTGAACCAGCATGGGTAATAATGCCTAGCTGAACCTTAATATTAGGTGCTACAGGTTTAACATTGGTTGGGTTACCAGTTACAGGGTTGTACCAAATTACATCACCATCAGCCCATGTTTCACCGTATGCCGTACCGTTAGTAGTAATTCCATGTACGCCACCATAAACAGTAATACGGCCAAATTGGTTAGTAGCTAATGCTTCTGTGGCGCAGCCAAGAATCAGGTTTGCATCAGTAATACCAGCTACGGTAGGGGCAAAAGTAATAACACCGCTTGCACCGACTACGCCAGTTTGGTAAATAATCTGTAATGGTGAATCGTTAATGGCGGCTGAAGCCTTGCCATAAAGCAATGTTTCTTCGCCTACTTGCTGGGTAATGTTGTTTTGTTGGAAATTAAGCGTTTCTGTGGCTGTGTCGTACCACATTGTTCCTACAGGCGTAGCGGCAGGTATTGAACCATCAAATACTAAAGATTCAACGCCTGACATAGTGCCAGCATCATTAACAACGACTACGCTGTTTTGTATCAATTTGCCTGTAGTGGTATCAAAACGGGCTAAAGCGTTATCTGTTGCGGAAGCTGGGCCTACTACATCACCACCCAAACTTGGGCTGGAATTGGTAATAACGCCAGTAGTGCTGTTATAGCTAATGCCTGTACCAGCAGATACAGAAGCCCTTGCTTTTGCTGTTGTGAAGTATTCATTTGTGCCTTCAGCAATGTTGGTCGTTGTCAGAACTACCGCACCAGTTAAACCGTTAACGCTAGTTACCGCATCTGTATTGTCTATTTTTTGCCATACAGAACCGTTAAATACGGCCCAATCGCCTACTAACCAATCAGTAATGCCGTTTAGGTTTGTGCTGCCTGCTACATCCACTACATAGTAGTAGCCTTTTGTGCCTACAGAACTTGTAAGGGTAGGTGTATTTGTGCTGGCATTCCATGTACCTTGATAACTTAACGCGCCCAACACTGCGGCTGGAAGTTGGCTAATTGGTACTGTACCGCTGCCATCTAGGGTTGCTACACCTAACGCTACGCCTGCATCTTTAGTGGCTGCAGTGCCTAAACCGCTAACTGCTGTGTAAGCAATAGCTATTGGTTGGTCAACGGCAGAAGTAATTTGGCCTTGTGCATTAATAGCTAAAGTAACGCTTCTAGCATCTGTTCCATAGCTGCCAGCTACTACCGCTGTATTGGCAATAGCTAGTGTACGGTTAGCAGATAAATCACCACCACCTGTTAGCCCTGTACCAGCAGTAATTGTGGTTGTAGTAGGTACATAACCTGTAACGGCAACACCGCTAATTGTTCCACCTGTAATGGCTACGGCATTAGCGTTTTGCTCTGCCATAGTACCCAAACCTGTTAATTCATGGGTATCGTTCCAATTAGAAGGCTGAACAATTGTAGTATCGCCAGCATCAGGAATTAAGCTAACAAACTTGTGCGTTACGGTTATTGCCATTATTGAACCCCAATAATTTTGCCATCAGCACCGCGTACTACTTGTTTTGGCCTATTTTGGTTTTGGTTAATGGAATTTACTAAATCACCTAATGCTAGTGTCATTTGTTCATTGCTTTGGCTAATTGCATCTGCAATAGGTTTTAATGGGTGTTCCATAGAAGCGGCCATAGCTTGTTCAGTTAGGTAAGCTTCTTCCCCTGTAGATTCATCTGAACCAATACGGGCAACTTCAATTTTCGCGCCATTGTTAATATGGGCTAAAAGAACCTGTGTATTACGTTCTGTGTTCATCTTCATTTGGGCTACACGCATTTCCATTTCAGCTTGGCGTTGGTTGCGTTCATCTTCCAAACGGAATTTAAGGTTATTTTCCTGTGCTTGGTACTCTTGCTTGGCTTTTTCCAGTTCCATTTGCATTTGCATTCTTTGCTGTTCCAAAGCCATATCTTGCTGGGCTTTAGCTTGTGCAGCCTGCATTTTGGCTTGCTCAATTTGCATTTGCATCTGCATTTTTTGCTGTTCAGGTGTAGGCGGTTTAGGTTGGCCTTCCATCTGTTTAGCTTGCTGCCTAAACTTATCTGCTGTTTCGTCAATAAGGCCTTCCATGCCTTTACCAGCTTTAAATGCGGTTACGCCAAACTTCAGCATTTCCATAAGCAATGGGGTAAGTTCAGGGGCAGTATTAGCTACTGGCAGGGCAGTTTGCATAAACTGGCTTACTGCGGTTAGGAATTGAACGCGGTCTTGCTTTTCTTGTTCTTCATCCTGATAAATCATGGAATCCGTAGTTACTTCAATACGGAAGTTTTTAGCAGGTTCATCTTTAAGCAGTTGTAATGCTTGTGGAATTAAGGCTTGGTCTTGTGGGCTTAACTGCATTGCACCACTAATTTTTACTATGGTGTCATCAGTGAAATGCTGGCAAATAATCTGCGCTTTAATTTGTAACAGGGCAGTAGCAAAGTCCACTACAGCGTGTTGCATAGTCTTTAAACGCCCTGAAGCGTTGTTAGACTTAATAATTTGTGCGCCTAGTGTTTCGTTAGGGTCTGTTTGGCCGCGCTGAATGTCGGCAATACCCATAATTTCATAAATTTGGCCTTTAACTTGGTCCATAGCTTGGTAGCTGCTTTGTAATGCTGCAGCAATTGGGCCAATGTCAACAAGGTTAATAGCACCAACCATACCGCCTTTTTCGCTAAAGGCTGCGTAGTTCTTAATAGGTAACAGGGCGTTGTTATCGCCTTCTGTAAACAAACGCTGCAAGCTAGGTTCTGAAGCATCGTACACGCCACGCACTTTAAGGGCTTGAATAAAGCCATCAATGCGGTCTGCCAGTGTATCTAGCTGCCTTGCTTGGTCTTGGTATAGAACAAAGTCAGGTACAGGTATTAGGCTGTCTGTTGTTAATGTAGAAAACAATGGTTTTGGGCAAGGCCAAAAGTTTTCAAGTTGTAATGGGTCATCACGGGTGTCAAGAATTTTGCCCATGCTTTTGGATAACCATAGCACTTGGCCACTTGTTTTATCCCAAATTTCATAAACGCAGGCTTCTTTTGCGCCTTCGCCCATTTTTTCATTGAAGCTTTTAGAAGTTTCAGGTTTAGTGTCTAGCGGTATTTGGCCACCTAGTTCTTCACCAAAGCGTTCTACCAGTGCTGGGCGGCCCATATACACTTTACGCCATACAGCGGTTACTTCTTCCCATGTACGGGCAACGGTTAAGCCAAAGTCACGCCAATGTACATAGTCAACAGGGGCGCATTCGTACTCAATGCGTTCTTCGTTTTCACGGTAAATGCCGCCTTCTGTTTCAGCTTCATCAATATCTTCTGTAATTTGGTAGCCATCATCAGGTGCGCCTTCACCCATTCCAGCTTCTTGGCCAACAATGTGTGGTTCATAACGCACCCAAGCTGTACCGCGCCCACCTAGCAAGCGGTCTTGTACGCTTTGCTTCATGGCACTGGAATAGTCCCCGTAGTGTTCAATTTCGTATTCAAGGGCGCGTTCTAGCATCATAGAAGCTACACGGCCAATTGGGTCATTGTCCCTAAATCTACGGCTTACATCAGGGCGCGGAAGCCTAGCAAATACTGCTGGGGTAATGGTTTGTACATTTGACCAAAGAATATTGAACTTGGCGTTAGGGTTGTTTCTGCTTCGGGAATCATCACGATACCGCTTGGTAATTTTGTCTGAACGGCCTTCCCATTCCTTAAAAGTGCGTTCATACTGGGCTATGCAGTTGTACCAATCTTGGTATGTGTGTTCCATATTTATATCCTACGATTAACTATTTTAGGGGTTTCTTTCCACATTTCGTTCAGCGTTACATCAGTTTCGCCAACGGATAAACCTTTAATTCTTGTATCTTTAAGAATAGGTGTTTCTTCATCCTTCCAAACCACTGCAAGGTAACGAAAAGCATCGCTACCGTGTGAAGTCCAATCGTGTCTTGGCTTGTCCCTAAATACTTTCTTATCTTCATCGTATTCTCTTTGGTATTGCCGCAAACATTCAATGCCTTCTTCTGTTCTATTATCAAACCAGCAACGCATTAATGCAAGCCTTGTTGCTTGTATTCCATCCTGTAATGACAGGTTTGGCACAATTTTTAGGTGTTTTATGTCAATTTTTGCAGAAATTTGTTCAATTATGCTCTTTCCACCACTAGCTAGTGTTTTGGCCCTAGCGTCATGTGGCAGGTAATGTGTGCCATATTTGTACCCAAATTCAGCTTCTTTTTGTTCCAATAAGCCAGTGTAATAGGGTATGGCCTTGCCATTGCTTTGGTGGTAATCCAATACCCGTATTTCCCCATACACCACCTGAAACCACCATATTGCCGTACTGTCATTAAAACCCAAGTCCCAGCTTGTATGGCAGGGAAACATAGGGTCATAGTCCACTGTAGTAATACGCTGGCTATCTGTAAGAAAACGCATTTCTTGACCGTAAAACGCGCCTAAGATGGCAGCCTCAAAGCTACAAAGAAACTCTTGTTCGTACTGGTCAGGGGTCATGCTGCGCTGTGCATCTTCTAATTCAGCTTTAGCAAGCAAGCCTGTTTTGTCTGCTCTAAATGTGCGTGTAAACCAGTTTTGGCTTTTAGAAGCTTCGTTATATACATCATAAAAGGCGTTATGGCCTTTAGGTGTACCAATAAACACGGCCCAACCGCTTCTGTCTGATAATAACGGCCTAAGTACAGCACCCCATACGCTAGGCTTCATGTCGGCATATTCATCCAAAATTACGCCATCTAGGTACATTCCGCGCAGTGCATCGGGGTTGTCTGCACCAAATAGCCTAATACGCGCCCCATTAACCAGTTCTACCCATAATTCACTAGCGTTATGGCGTTTATATACGGGTTCTGCATAACGCATAAGGTAATCCCAAGCAATGCTCTTGGCTTGGCTATGGTATGGGGCTATATAAGCGTACCTAGCGTTAGGTTTGCCTTCTATGCTGGCCCTTACTATTAGGTCATTGATGCAAGCGACTGTTTTCCCTGCTCTACGGTGCGCGACAATAATAGCCCAGCGTTCCTTGCGTTGGTGGAAGGCTTCAAATACTTCACGGGGGCGGTACTTTAGCTTTACTAGCTTACTCATCTGCCCATGCTAGCTTAATTTCGCCACCATCTACGCCTGAAACTTCATTAACTTGGGTTTCTTTCCATCTAGCGCGTGTTTTTAACCAAAATATAGCGGCTGCAGTGTTGCCCTTCTTAGCTTGGCTAAACAATGTACCTGCAATAGCTGCGTTTGCATCAATGCGGCCTTCGTCTAGTTCATCTTGGTAATACTTCACCAGTGTATCTGCGCTAATTTTTAGCCTTGTTGCTATATCTTCATGTGGGCAGCCTAATGCTGACAAGCGTTTAACCTGTTCTTTTGTTTCTTCTGTAGGCTTATGGGGTGGCCTTCCGCTATTTGCCATTTTTATAACTCCGAAATATTAGGGTTTTTACTGCGCCCTTCATGTAGCTTAACAAGGTCTTTATTGCCTTGCATACGCTTAATGGCGCGTTCTGTAGCTTTAGATTTCATACGGGCTAATTCACCCGTTTTACATTCACAATGCTTTAGGTTCTTTAGGGTGTAGAAAACAAAGCTGTTTCTATAGCTTTTAGGGCTATGGTAGGTAATAGGGGTTACGCCATGCAGTATGTTTACGCCATCCACAATAGCTAACCATCCATCATCTTGGGCTAACGCTACCCTGTAAGCTGGCATTACAAAGTAACCGCCTTCTGCCATTCTCTTGCTAATTAATACATTGCTAAACACTTGGCCCATGTTCCCTGCATCTACATGGTATTTAATGGCAAAGTTCTTGTTAATGTTAATAGTGCTAAATGGTGTGCCTGTTTTCATCCAATCAGAATTAATGTTGCCTGATTCTTGGGCAAAGTATTGGCTCATTTCGGGCAGTTTTGTTTGGTATGTACCCCATAGTTCTTTGGCGGCCTTGCTTAGTAAGCTAAACATTTTAGGGTCTTGCTTAGTATCACCACTGAACCTGCAGTAATCTTCCCTTAACGCTACACGGGGTAGTGCGCCAAATACAGTGCTATTAGTAACCACCCCTAGCGTTCTGCTGCTTTTCTTGCTGGTGCTGTTTGCGCTGGCATAGTCAAGAATAACCTTAACTTCAGGGCTAACCTTTTTGTAAATACATACTAACTTATCGTTTTCGTATATTTCACATTCAAAGTTAATTACCGTGTCGTAGTCTTTGGCGGTAGGTACTTTGCCTTTATAAGCGTTATGGTCTAGCTTTAAAGGGTCTGTAATGACTATTTTCTGCATTTTTCTAGTACCAGTGCCATAACAATGGTGGAAAAATCTTCTATTTCTAGTTCTTTTTGCAGTTCTTGCAGGCCGTTAACTACGCTTTCAAATTCTTGTTCGTCATAGGCTAACCGCAGTATTTTGGTGTCCCCGTTTAAGAAGTTGTCTAGCTTTTCGTCAGGCAACAGGCCAAGTTCAGCTTCTTGTGGGGTTGTATCTAGCAGTTCGTCTAATTCGTTTTCAGTAAAGCCAAGCAATTCTAGGTTGAAATTGCCCTTTAGCAGTTCTTCCATTTCTATAGCTAATAGGTCAGCATCCCAGCCAGCATTCATAGCTAGCTTGTTGTCAGCAATAATGTAAGCTTTTTTTTGGGGTTCTGTTAAGTCGCTACAGTCAATTGTGGGTACTTGCTTTAGGTTTAGCTTGCGCGCAGCTAGTAAGCGGCCATGCCCAGCTATTACGCCAGTGCCATCTACCAATATAGGGTTTCTAAAGCCAAACTCTTTAATGCTTGCGGCAATTTGCGCTATTTGGGCTTCTGAATGGGTGCGGCTGTTCTTTGCGTAAGGTATTAGCTTATCTACCGCTACTTCTTTGATTTGCATATATAACCAAGTAATTAGTTAATGATGCTTAATTATAGTCTTACTTTACTTCTTTATCCAAGTCTTTAAGCTTGTTAGCAATAGCGGCTCTGCGTTCTAAGCGTTCACGCTGCTGCTTTTCTAATGTAGTTTCTTTGTGTGGCCGTAGCATTGCATCTTCAGGCTTGTATTTTCTGCTCATGTGTTCCATTACATATCCTTCATTTTTTCAGTAATGACTTCTTTACGGGTTTTGGCTGCTTCTTTAAAGTCTTTAGCACTTGGCGCGCCCTTTGCCCCTGCTTTACGCATCTTTTCGCCTGAACCTTCAGCTATGCGTTCACGCTTGGCGTGGATATTAGCGTAAAGGCCGTTTTTCATTCTGCGTCACGCTTACCAAGAAACTTGCCGTATGCTTCTTCTAGCTTGGCTTTGCGTTCACCTTTAGCATTGTCGCGTTCTACATTTAAAGCAATAGCTACTGCCTGTTTTTTAGGCTTTCCAGCTTTCATTTCTGCTTTGATGTTTTTACCAACAGAAGCTTCTGTTCCTGACTTGTCTAATGGCATGGTTAAGCCTTAAATTTAAGTAAATAAATGGTTGTGTCAATTTCTTGGGCAATATTGTCAATAAGCTGGCAAATTTCAGGTTCTTGCGGTAAGTCTGGGCGCGCAGCCTTAACAAATGTTTGCAAAGACTGCAAATAAGCCAACGGTTCTTTAGGCTGGTGGTATGTAGCAGGGAATTCAGTAATTTGGCCATAGCAGCCAAAATAGGCTTCTGCCAGTTCATCTGTTAATTGCACAATCCGTTCATAAAAGCCGCCTAAAGCTTTGTGTTTAGCGTAGCTTTTGGTTGCCCAATGAAAAAAATGGGTGTTTGTGCCTGAATGCAACATGGTTGCAAGAAACAACGCCATTGACTTTTCCATACATATCCTTATCTAAAGGCAGGGCCATAGCCCCAAGTAACTGCGGAATACCTAACACCACTGGTAACAGGTGTAACCCTGTGATGCAAAAATGAAGGGAAAACCACAATATCGCCCTGTGATTTTAATACATTATCGCCCCGTTGAAAATCAAATTCAAGCGCGCCCCCTTCAAAGTCATCATTAAGCAAAATGCTTATAGAAAGCTTGCGCTGTATGTTGTCTATAGGTGCTTTGCTGTCAATATGCCAGTCATAGTGGCCGCCTAAACCATATTCTGCTACTTGGGCCTGTTCTAAATAGGAAAGGTCGTAGTGCCATATTGTGTTGGCTTGCAGTAGGTAGTTCTTTAGTACGCAGCCTATTGGCGTTAATAAGTCTTGCCATACTACGCGGCTAATACGGGTTTCTTCCTTAACTAAATGGTCTGTACCCCTGTTTATTTCAGCGGTTTTAGCTTCTTCCCAGTTAATGGAAGCTAGTACATACTCACAAAACTCTTTAGAAAGGGCTTTTTCAAACTTGTGGAAATGGGTGTTTAGCATCTAGTTTTTCTATCATTACAAGGCAGCCGCCACCTTTTTTAATTTCACCGCGTTCAACCATTAATACATCAATTTGTTCATCATTATCAAATACGCCTGCATCTGCTAGCGCATCCCATAACGCTTTAATGCGGTTGTCTATGTCTTGCTTGCGCCTGTCTTTAGGGTACAGAATTACCTTCATTTCTAACCGTTCCGCGCCCAATTTAGGTACGCGGTATTCCGCTACATAGTCGCTAACCTGTTCTTTAAACAGTACGCCAGCCTTACTTACATACCTGCGGTGGCCGTGTGTACCCCAATAATGGTTTACAGAAGGCGGCAAAGGCAGGTTAAGCACTAGCATTTAACCTAGTTTCCACTTCCAAGAGTTTGTCCTCGAGGGAAAAACCCCAGTGTTTTGTAAATCCTTTAGCCCCAAGCTGGTGAACTGCATCTTTGAAATATCTATGGTGTCCAGCGCAGAGGGGCAATGCTGGGGCTTGGTCACGGGGGATTCCATATCTACGCAAGTGGTGAATTTCAACGGGTTGGTTTTCTGTGTCATATCCAAGATGGGCGCACAACACGCAGCCCAATCGTGCCAATTTAGCATAATGTTGTTTAGTTTCTTTATTAGTGGCCATTTATGTGGTCGCAGCTTAATTGTTCCAGCTTTTCTGCGCTTTCTGCAATATCTACGCTAATTTCCAGCATAAGTACGGGGTCAGCCTTTTTAAGTGCTTCATCGTACATACGAATAAGGGTTTTTAGTATTAAGTATTCTTCTGTAAACGTAATCATACGGTAAATTTCTCCACTTGTCGGTTATTAGCTGATTCAGTTTGCCATACTTGTACACGCATTTTTGCAGCTTCAAGAGCAAATTTCATATCTTCCACTTCTACAGTGGCTTGGCCAATTGCATGGCCTAAATTTACATATTCATCACTAGCGTATGCTTCGCGTTCTTGCGCCCCTATTGTTTGTTCCCCTGACTTTTTCATCATTATGGCTTTAAGGCTGTTTTTATATACTTCTAATTGAGCCAGCTGTCCTTTAGCTTTGGCATAAGCCCTTTTATGCGTAAGTATGTAATCTATTGCTAAGTGTGGGTCTATTTCTCTATCTTCAGTCATTTTCTAAGTATTTCCTTTATGCGTTTTTTTACATCCGCTTCTGTTTTTTTGTTGCGTTCAATTAGTTCTTTAACTACTTCCCAATTTCTATAGCGTTGAGCTATGGCTATGTAGGAATGCGCCAAGTAATTAATTCTGTCTTTATAGCTGTTCATCTAACTGCTTAATTTTTTGGCTAATGCGCGCCCTAAGTTGCTGCCACCCTTCCCCTGCATACGGTGTAATTCCTACTTCTTGGGCTTTTTTTAGGGTTAGTTCTTCAGTAGCGTAAAACGGTAATTCAGGCTTTTTAGTAACTATGGGTTCTATGTCTAGTTCATCAGTCCAGCGTTCTTGGTTTAAAAAGGTAGCAGGGTACGGTATAAAGTCTTTAGCCGTTTCTTTTACCTTCCAATACTTAATGTAATTAGGCATAGCTTCAAGGCATTCTTGCTGCTGCATAGGGGTTAGCCTGTTCCAGCTTCGTTCCGCTTCTTTGCGGCCCATTTTGCGTGGGTACAGGGTATAAAAATCATTAAACGGCATTTACCTGCCCCCGTAACGCTTTGCATTCTTCTTCTAGCATGGCAATTTTGCCTGCTTGGTTCTTTATAAGCTTTCGCATTTCGTTATATTCTTCTTGGCTACACGGTGGCCTACAGTCAATAGTAAAAGAACCATCTTTTTCTGCGTGAATACGGTCTTGCGTGGTAAATGTAGTCATTTGTTTGTCCAAAAATAAAGTATTACAGCAAGGGCCATAAAAGCAGTAAATACAATAAAAACGCCTATTGCAAATACCGCCATTATGGTTTCTATCATTGCAAAACTCTTGGGCTAGGCGGTGATGGTGGGCTAGGCGGTACGCTATAAGAAGGGTAACCAATAGCACCGCCAGCAGGCGTAGTTAACTGGGTTGGGTAAACAGTAAGGGGCTGGCCTACAGTGTTGCCATTTGGCGTTAGTACATTAACGGTATTACCGTTTTGTTGAATGTAGCCCTGTACATAGCCTTGTGAATTCTGAACCGCGTAAGTTTGGGCTTCTGCGTTGCTAAAGTACAGGCCAACAGCCGCGCCAGCTAGAAAAATTAATAGTTCTTTCATGGTTACCACTCCAGCCCAGCTTCATCCATCATGCTGGTTTGTATGTTAATTGCGTTAGTAAAAATGCCGTTAATAGCGTGTTTAGCAGTGTATTTGTTAAATTCTTCTGTTTGGGAATAGTCCCGTACTAGGCGTAACAATGCAAAAAGTTCATCAAAACCATTGTAGGCATTAATAATGGCCCATTCTAAATTTTGTGCTTTGCGTTCTGCTAGCTGCAGCTTGGTTAAAGGTTTAACCTTTTTTACTGGGGTTTTTTTAGTTGCCATTGTGTGCTTTCAAAAAGAAATAGCCCCCGTAGGGGCGGTTAAATTACTTGTCGTGTTTGTTTGTGTAGTCGAAACGGTCAACTTCTTGCTGCTTGTTGCGTTCTTCGCGTATTACCTGTTCCATAGCAGCAGACCATTCACCCATGTTGCAAGCATTAACAGCTTTAAGGCCAAGCCAGCCACCAATGCGGCCATCTGCCAATTCGTTATAAAGGGAATCAATGTCTAGTGCTGGTGTGCCATCAGCGTGTGTGCCAATGTGCCAGTGTTTGTTAGCGTACATAGCGCGTTTAATGGCTACTGCTGCTGCGTTAATTGTTGTATTCATTTTGTTGCCTTTCTCACTTTCGTTAAAGTAAGGCTAGTATAAGTTAAGTATTCTTAACTATGCAAGTGTTTTTTAATTTATTTTGTAGGTATCTACCCTAATATATTTAATTAGTTGCTTTTTGGTGAACGCACCTAGCCTAACCTAAGTGCCTTCAATAGTTGCTTTTCGGAGCCACTACACCCGTAAGACTTGCGCGGTACAGGCTCTTACTTCGCCACCTGTTTATGTGCTTTTACATCCGCTATCCCTTAGTAACACTTGTACCTTAACCGCTAATGGTTTTGACCGCCCAGTTAAGGCCATCAAGGAATAGACAATAAAAAAGGGCTTTATTGGTAGCTTTAGCTTGAACGGCTTTGGAAATGCCTCTTTACTTCATTTCCGAAACCCTAAAACCACCAATAAAACCCTATTCTGAGTGTTCAAGTCCTCAATACAGCAAATTGTACAACAACTAATTTAGTTCAGGCCAAATTAATTTATAAGTTGTAGGAAATAAGCTTTTGCGCGTTACAAGCCCGTGTGATTCCTTTTCCAGCGTAGCAGCCAGCACTATAAGTTTGTCTTGCGGTATTTCCCCGTTTTGCCACATAGAAACGGCAGGTACGCTAACCCCTACCAGCTTGGCTATACGGGTAGGGCCACCTAAAAGTTTAATTATTGCTGTGCTATTCATTCAGTTATCTTAACAAATATTTAGCAAAAAGACAAATAAAGCCTTGCATTGTTATTTAAGCTGGCTTAATATGTATGTACCGCAAGTGCGGTGATAACTACCCAATTAGGGTGAAAGGAATGTATGAATAAAGAAGAAAGCCAAGAGCAATGGGCTGACAATGTCAAGTTGGAATACGAACTTGAAAACGCCCTAGAAGATGCCGAGCAAGGCATTACGCTAACACTAGAGCAAATAGACACCATCCGCTTTGCTTGCGGACTCCCTGCAAAACCAAGACAAGAAAAAAGCGCATCAGGCCAAGCTATTTGGAATATGTTGCTAGACATGAATGCTGCCATTCAGAAAGGTATGAAATGATTATTTCCGATAGTTCTAAAGAATTTAAAATTGCCCCTGCTGGGTTACACATGGCGCGGTTGTATAGCGTTATTGACTTAGGCCACCAAGCTACAGAATGGGCTGGCGAAACCAAAATTATGCATAAGGTAGTTCTTACTTGGGAATTGCACGGGGAAGATGAAGCAGGCGGCCCATTAAAAACAGAAGATGGCAAACCATTAATTGTTTCTAAGCGTTATACCGTTTCTTTAGGGGAACAAGCCCGTTTGCGCCAAGACCTTGAAAGCTGGGGCAATAAGAAAATGACAGCAGAAGATAGAAAGAAGTTTGACCTTAAAAGCTTGCTAGACAAATTCTGCATGGTCAATATTACGCATTCAGAAGATGGCAAATACGCCAACATTAGCGGCATTAGCCCTATTCCTACTGCTTTGCGTAATGCTATTCCTGATGGCATTAACCCAGTAGTGCATTTTTGGTTAGCTGAATTTGACCAAGCCAAATATGATGCGTTGCCAAAGTATTACCGCGAAAAGATTACAGAAAGTAGCGAATGGCGCGGCCAAAAAGCCAAAGAAGCAGAAGAAGTAGCTAACCCAATGCCTGATGATGACATTCCATTTTAATAAGGACAAATAACCATGAAAAAATTAATCGCTATTGCATTACTTACCGCTTCTTTTGCTGCTGTTGCAGCTTGCCCAACTTATGCCCCATACCGCTGCGTAAGCGGTTATAACGGCAAAATGATTTGTGGGTGTGGCGTATGATTATTAAAGAAAAGGTGGCAGAAAGTGGTCATTGGTACACCAAAGATGGAACTCCAGCCTATACAACTATCGGCAAAACTGGGGAACGGCCAACAACGCTACGGGATGCAAGAAAGCTTGACCTATTGCCTAGCGTTTCAACAATTATTGGAATGCTATCAAAAGCAGGCCTTGATACATGGAAGCAGCAACAAGTCCTGTTAGCAGCTTTAACGCTTCCACGACAAACGGGTGAACCTGAAACTGAATGGTTAAGCCGTGTAATGCAAGATTCCAAAGCTACTGGCAGGGAAGCTGCAGAACGCGGTACGGCTATACACGCCATTATTCAGGGTTACTTTGAACAAGTGTATATGCCTGAAAAGCCACCGTATGTTGACAATGTAGTACAAGCCCTAGAAGTTAAGTACGGTAACCAGCTTTGGTTGTCAGAAAAAAGCTTTGGCCACCCATTAGGTTATGGCGGCAAATGCGACCTTATGTCTAAGAAAATGGTGGGTACTGGCGGCATTGTTGTTGACTTCAAAACAAAAGAAACCGATTTAGAAAAGGTTGATGTATATTTTGAGCATGAAATGCAGCTAGCGGCCTACCGTGAAGGGCTAGGTATTCCCAACGCGCAAGCAGCTATTGTGTTTGTCAACGGTAAAACTAACCAAGTAAAGCTAATAGAAGTGCCTGAAGAAAACCTGCAAAAAGGTTGGGCCTGCTTCGAGCATTTACTGCGTGTTTACCAAATAAAGAACGGCTTATAATTTAAGTTCCTTCACGGGAACGGGGGAAAGCGTAAAGAAGTGAGTACCCCAACTTCTTTTAGGGCGTTAAGCCGCCATAGTAGGATGCAGTAATTAGGGAATTTTGCGGCTTTCTGCCCTATTGCTTGTAACTGCCAAATACTGCCCTGTGTTTTTTTACAACATATTAGGGTTTTCCTTAGAAATATTTGTGTAAATACTCTTGCATTGTTAAGTTGCCTTAACTAAACTACTTGTACTGCGTGTTGCAGTGAAATAGAAAAGGAAAACAAAATGCAAGCAATTAATGTAGAAATAACCAAAGTTGACCAACTAGGTATGTTGTTGGCCCAAATTGCTGACTTGGAAGCCCAAGCAGAAGTTATTAAAAACGAATTAAAGCAGCATGAAGGCCATATTGAAGGCAGCCTATACAAAGCCTGCGTTACCCTTTCCCAACGCAACACGGTTGACAATAAAGCCGTGTACGCAGCAGCTAATGTGCCTGCAGAACTTATTGCTGCACATACTAAAACTACCGCTGTTATTACTTTAAAAGTAACAGCCCGTTAAGGCTACGGTAGGCCAATGACACTATTCAGCTCAAGTACTCGCAGACGAACGACTAAAAAGACTTTGGCCTACCACCCAATTAAGGAAAACAAAATGTATAAATTTTTAGAATGGCTTGGCGTTATTGCACTTGGTATTGTTCTTGGCTGTATGTTTGCCTACGGGTTCTAAATGGAAGAAGTTTGGATTACGCCCAAAATGCGCGAAATAGCCCATGCTAAAGCTGCAGAAATGGGTACTTTGCGTAATAGCATTTCAGGCGGTCAAGGCAATGTTATTGGGTTCTTAGGTGAATTGGCTGCTAATTCCATACTGGGCGGCAGCTTAGAAAACACCTACCAGTACGACATATTGCTAAAAGATGGCAGAACGGTGGATGTTAAAAGCAAACGCGCCAAAGTTAAGCCATTGCCGTATTACGAATGCAGCGTATCTGCCCATAACATTAAGCAAGAATGCGACTTTTACTTATTTGTACGGGTAACTAACGAACTTGACAGGGCATGGGTGCTAGGCATGATAGACAAACGCGAATACTACCAAAAAGCCAACTTTGTACCTAAAGGCACATTGGATGGCAGCAACAATTTTGAAATTAAAGGGGATTGCTACAACTTGAAAATTCAAGAACTGCAAGACCCCCGTTACATCACTAAATGTACTTTTAAACTGGGGAAAATGTGAATACACCATACAACAACGGCAAAATACAAATTGGCAAATACTACCAACCACCTAAGTATGTAGAACAAGACCCTGACATGATTGCAATACAGTCTTGGTTTATAGGTGATAACAAAGCGGCCCGTAGAAAGTACTGGGCTAACTTTGCTTACATAGTGCTGCTAATAGTAGCTTTTGTACTTATGCTATTAAGTATTTAGAAACCATATCTATTTTGGCTTTTCTATCAGCAATACCAATAGAACCGCCATTAATGCGTTTAGTCATAGTTTCTATATCACCAGCATCAGCAAGGGCGTTAAGCCCTTTTTTATTCCAAAACCAGCCTGCAGAAAGGGCCGCATAACGCGGTTCTTCTAATAGCTGGGGGGTAGCTAGCAGGTCAACGCCTAAAGCTTCTGTAACGGCTTTATAGTTGTCTTTGCCTGTCAATTGAATAAGTCCGCGCCCTATGTACTTTGCGCCATCACCATCTTCTGTATTGCCCATACGCCCTGAATAAACTTTATTAGCGATTCTTTCAGGCTTTCTTGCGTATTCTTCAGCGTATTCTTCATTAGGAAAACGGCTAGGCCATGTAGCAACTAACCCTTTTGCGCTGTAATTTAGGTTTTCGCGCAAGAATTTAAAGCCGCCTGATTCGTGCATACACTGGCCAATAAAGCAGGCTTGGCGTTTAGGGGTGTTTATTTCGTATTTTTCAAAGGTTTCATTAAGCGGTTCAAGCCACTGTTCACCCAAACCTAAAGAAGCTAACTGTTCACTATTCATCTGATTGGCCTATCTTGATACCAGTAATTAACCCAATAAAGCCCCCGACAATTGTCTGAAAAGCTGGGCCTACAATTTCAAAAACTTTCAAATTGTCTATTTTGTCGTGAAATAGGCCAATTAACATAACTAAAACCATAGCTAACAAAATCATAGTTAGTGTGTAAGTGGCAAGCAAAGTTACCCGTGTAGATAGTTCGTTTCTATTCATTTTAAAGAATCGTATTGGTTGTAACAGGCCTCTAAACCAACCCTTATTTTGTCTGCTCGGGCAGCTTCCCTAATAAGAAATTCTGCATCAGGGGCAGAAAGGGCTGCTCCGTTGCAATCTTGTCCATTGATGGTTTTTGTGGCACTACTGGGGCGGCTACGCAAGCTGCTAATAGCATCAACAAGCTGGGAATTAATAGCAGTAATTTGGGCATCTTTGTCTTTCCTTATTTTGTCGGCTTCAGCTTGGTATTCGTGTTCTTTTTCACGCACTACTTTTTCTTGGGCGGCTTGCTGATGTTGGCAACCAGACACAAAACCACCGCAAAATAAAACAATGGCGGTGAAAGCATAAATAACATAAAGGTTTACGCCAAACATTACCTATAGCCGCTTATTCTTGGTGAAAATACAAATGTAGCCTGCCATGTATCAGGCTTATTGGGTACATTATCATCCACCAAGCCAATACAATTCCAGCCAAAATTGACATAAATACAACGGCTAGTAGAAAGTATGCGTTTGACATAACGAAACTGAAATAGTCCATTAGCGTGTACCAAACACCAGCCTTCTTTTGCATTGTCATTGTCCTTAATGGTTTTATCACCCTGTACTTTGGTACTGTAGGGCGCGTTTAAGTAGCGCAGCGCAAAGCTGTAAGCAGGGTTACGCCATAGCCATTTAACTTTAGCCCAGTAGCTAATGCCGTTAAGCTTTTGGAAGGTTGCATCACCATCTAGCGTGTTGTCAGGCGTATTAAACCAGTTAAGCCATGAAGGTAACACTGGCCCTACTGCTTCGTAACTGTGGTTGTCGCACCACCATAGCTTTTGTACTGCAAATAAAGGCATTATGGGCGCGGTAATAACCGCAATAAGTGTAAGCAGCAGGCTAATTGGTACAAGCAGCAGGTATATTAAATAAATCATTGGATAGGTTCTTTAGTTATGTACCTAAGAATGGCTGTAGTTACGCCTACTGCAGCAAATACGGCACCGTAGTATTTAGGGTCAATTATGGTTTGTAAGTAAGGCAAATAGTCTAGCAAAGCACCAAAAACAACAAGGGCTACTGAAAACCACATTGTTTTGGACTTGTAGCACTTCATTTTTTTATAAATATAAAGTCAGTTAAGAAGCTAATTACGCTACCAATAACACCAGCCGCGCCCATTAAGGCCCATAAGCTGCCTTTTGACCGTTCAGCCATGCTAACCAGCTTCTTTAAATCTTCATCCATAGAATCTATTTTGCGTTCCATTGAATCAAATTTCTTTTCGTAATCTTCTACTTTTTGCCAGAGTACACCATATTTAACGGGGTCAATCTCAAACGCCATAACTTCCACCTTAGAAAGTTCCGCAGTCAACTATGTAGCTGCCAGTTTGCAAAAAGTTTACAGAAACCGCATCACCAATAGCTGTAGCATCTGCCACATTTTCTATGGTGTTGTTTGTCATGTTCAGGTTGCCTGTCATTGGTGTTTGGCCATCAGCAGCAATAGATTGCGTTAAACCAGCAGCAATGTCTGAAAGTGTTGTATTGGCCCAGCTAGAAGTAATGGTTGTCCCTGTAACGACAGGGTTGCCTGCTGGCAGTGTATAAGTACCTGACCCGTTTCTACTCATTTTATTCTTCCTCTTTAATTTCAGGTTTTTGTGCTGTGTAACCACCTAACAAGGAATTAACTAATGCTTGGCGTTTAAGTGATTTAGGCCCAGTTCTTGCTAATTCTTCTAATTTGCTTACAGAATCAGGGTCAACCAGCATTTCTGCTAATTTCTTAGAATTGTTGCCCATTTGGTATTCTTCTAAAAACTTTGCTACCCGTGAAGGCTGTAATGGGGTAGCCATTTTGCTTAATACGCCACCGCCCATTTCTTGGCGCGCCATTTCGTTAAATGTAGTTGCGCTGTTAGCTGGCAAACGCTGGCCTTGTGCTTCCATTGTGTCCATAAACTTTTCAAAGCCTTGATACGCTTGCATACCGCTTGCTTCTGTAATCAATGTACGCAAATTGTCGCGTTGTTGCTTGTTACCAGCAATATTAGCTACAAACTTAGGGCCACCCATTTGGTTAGGTCCGCCTTGTAGGTTCTGTGCAGCTTCATTAAAGTTAGCTTCAAGCTGTTGGCGTACAAAGCTAGGTACAGCTTCGGGGTCTTTTCTACGCAACAAATCAACAGTGCGCTTAATGTCTTTTTCGTACAAAGCTACTGGCTTGTTAGGCATTAATACTTGCGCTGCATCAGCACCACCTGCAATTTGACCTACTGGGCCTTGTGCAATAGGGTTAATTTGCTGGCCTAAAGCAGTTTGGTAGTTACCAGCACCGCGCTTATATTGCGGTGAATTTTCTTTTAGGTAGTTGCTTAATTGGTTAGCAGCTTCAGTAGTAATTGCGCTTGCACCTACTTGTAAGCCTGTAGCACCACTCATTTGGGTTGAATATTCATCATCCAAATACTTCTTGGCTGCAATTAATGTTTCAAATGAATTAGGGTTACCGCCTTTTACGCCATATTTAGCAGTTTTTGTTACTGCATCTACGGCTTCAGCAATTCTTGGGTTGTCAAATACAGCAGGTGCAGGGTAAACATTTACACGGCCAGCTTGCTTGTAAAGTGCATCATTGTTCCGTGTAAGGCTTTCCCTTGCGCCACCAATTAAGTCTTTAGCAGCGGTTTGCATATTAACTGGGGTAGCTGAAGTTGGGGTTGGCCCAATATTCTGTACAGAAGCTTCAAATGCTTGGCGTTGCCCAGCAGGGCGTTGCACCATAAAGTCATTCATTGTTGGCATACTGCTTTGTGCATTTTCTACAAAACGCTGTGTGCCAAGCAATGCTTTGTTGCCTGTTACTTGTGCAATTGCTTCTGCGCCAGTAATAGGTGAACCTTGTCGGGCAGAATCGTACTGTAATGCTTGTGCTAATTTAATTTGTTCAGGGGTTACACCACGCAAACCTTTATTGGCAATGTCTGCTGTTGTGCTACGCATAGCAAAAGGTGCGCCTGCTGCTGCTGTAGTACCGCCTGTAACTGCAAATTGAACTAATGGGTTATCTACGCCAACACTTTTTAATGCTTCTGAAGTGCTGCCGCCTACTACCCCTTGTGTACCTGTCATTGCAAACTGCTGTGCAATGTCGCGGCTTGCTTCACCTAACGGCTTATTTAAAAGGGTTTTTGCGCTTCTAGCAGGGTTAAAACCGCCACCAGTGTACATTTGGGTAGCAAAGTCAGCTACGCGCCCTACGGGGCTGTTAAATTCAGCTTCAGGCGTAAATACACCTTTTTCTGTTAAATAGGTTTGTATTGGCGCAGCAGCACGCGGTACTGGCATATCAGGCGTAGTAGCGTATTGGTATAAACGCTTAACATTTTCAGGTGCGCCTACCAATAAATCTAATGCCCCAGTAATACCTTTACCAGCACTTTGGACTAATTTACGGCCAACACCTACTTGTGGGCGTTCATACAGTACGCTTTCACCGTAGCCTTCTTGTTGCCCAGCACCTAGCTTTTGTTCTGCTGTTGCTTCGCGTAACGCTGTTTCAACAGTAGCATAGTCAGAAGTGCCTTTTTTGTCAGCGTTTTTTTCTAACCAATCTGCGTATTTTTCAGGGGCGGCCATTATTAATTCCCTACAATTTCGTCAGCACTTCTTGGCAAAGTAATAGGCGTTAGGCCCATAGTTTGTATGCTTGCTTGTGGCAAAGAACGCAACCTATCGTTGTAGCGGCCAACAGCGGCCCTAGCAGCGCGTTCTTGTAAGTCAATTACACGCTTAATATTGGTGTCTGTCATGTCAATACGGAAAGATTTAGCTTCTTGCAAGAATTTAAGGTCTTTGTCAGTAAAGCCTTGACCTGCACCCAAACCTGAACCTGCAATGCTATCAAGTGTATTGCCTGCAGCATTGGTAATAAGGGTTTGTGTATTAGCTGCTTTAGTTTTGGTATCTGCACCGCCCAAACCAAACGCATCAGCCATTTTAGCCATTTCAAGCTGTACATTAGCAGGTGAACCGCTAAAGAACTTACCGCCTTTAAGAATGGCTTTACTTTCTGCTGCGCTTCTAAGCACATCAGGGGCTTTTTCAGCGTTAGCTTGCAATGTAGAAAACTTTTTAACTTGATCTTCTGCCAAACCGCCTGCAAAAGTCTTTTCTGCAAAGTTAGGAATATTAACTTGTGGGCTACCAGCCCTTTTCAATTCAACGGCTTTTTGGTTTACAGCGTTAAGTTCCGCTTGTGTCCATTGGGTAGATGGTTTATTAATACCTAAAAATTGTGCTGCTGCTTTTACATCAGGGGCAAGCTTCATGCCGCCTTCAGCAAACGGTTCAAACTTACCAGTACCCAAGTTAAAGCGGCCAAGTGTTTCACCTTCACCCACTTTTTGGGTTTTAAGCATATCAATTGCTTGTGCTTTAAGGTAAGCAGGTGCGTAAGGGTCCATAGCTGCAGCAAACGCAGATTTAAAGTCAGGGCCTTTAGCTTCTTGTGCTGCTACTTGCTTGTACTGTGGGTTTAGTTCCATGTTTGGCCCGTACATATCTGCAGTAGTTTGGGTAGTTAGCCCTTGTGGGCCATAAATACCGCCTTCTACAGCAGGTTTTGGGGTCATGGAATCCATGTATTGGTTCAACAATTCAGATTCTTTAGTACGCAATGCGCCTGCCAATTTAGCTGCTTTTTCATCGCCTTTAGTAGAAAGGTAAGCACCAACTAATTGGTTAACAGGGGCATTTAGCATTTGTAATGGGCTATTAGCTACATATTGGCCTGAAACCATTTGACCTGCTGGCCCTTGCGACATTTGTTGGCCTGAAGCAAGCAACGCTTCTGCCATTTTTTGTTGGCGGTTTAACTGCTGTTTTTGCAGTTCAAATTCATCAAAAGCTGCCATATCGTTTCCTTAACATTTGCGCCATTTGCTGTGGCTGAAACTCTTGTACTTGTTGCGGTTGTGTTGCATCAGGCATTTGTGCAAATGCTTGCTGTGCATTAATCATTTTTAGTGGTTGTTGTGCAGGCATACCGCCACCACCCATAGAACCCATGCTTTTAGCAATAAGCTGTTTGCCCATATCGGCAGCAGCACCTTTTGTTGGTGCATTAGCGGCTGCTACAGTATCTAGCGATTTAGCAGCATCAATAGGGTTAGACATTGCATCAGTCATGGTGCTTAATTGGTTAACACCACCGCTACCTAATGGCGGCATTTGTGGGTTAATTTGCCCAAAATTGCCTGCTTGTGTAGGTTGCCCAAGTGCGCTTTCAACACCAAGCTGGCCTTGTGGTTTGGCATTTAAACCAAACTCGCTGCCACCACCGCTTTGCAATTGGCTGAAATACTTTAAAAGTTCGTCTTTGATGCTCATAATTTAGCGTAGTCCACCATTTTGTAGCCATCAGCACGGTTAATAATTGCTTCAGGTACAACTTGTTCAACTTCTTGAGCCATAACACCAATATGCTTGCCATAGCCAGCTTCAGCTTTAAATTCAGGCTTGTATTCGTATTCATAAACAGGCAAGCCGTTAGGTAACCAGCCAATTGCCTTAATGTTTTCTTTAGTACGAATGTCAGAAAGAATAGCTGCCGCGCCCAAAGTACCGCCCAAGCCCATTAAGCCTTGATTTGCACTAGCTTGCGCTGCTTGTTGTGCGTTGTAACCAGCCATGTTGTATTGGCCTTGCGCTTGTGCTGCGCTTAAATAGTCAGCACCAGTAGTTGTGGCTTGGTTAGCTGGGTTAACAAATTGTGCGCCTGTAACCTGTGAGCCTGAACGCACCGCATTAAGGGTATTAAGCGGTTCATTACGCATATAGGACAATTCACCAAAGCCTTGTTGCCGCGCTTGGTTAGCCAAGTTAGCATTTTGCATTTGGTTAGCAAACTGTTGCTGTGCAATAGCATTGTTAGCTTGTTGCTGGGCTTGTTGGTTGCTATACATTTGTTGCAATGCAGGGTTATTAGCTGCTTGTGCAGCCAATTGGTTCTGATATTGCTGTTGCATAGCTTGGTTATTAAAGCCTTGACCAGCCAACAAATTAGTGTAGTTCTGTTGTGCAGCTTGGTTAGAAAGGCCTGTATTAGCCAATTGGTTTTGATTCTGCTGGGTAAGGGCTTGGTTAGTAAACTGGCCACCCTGCAATGATTGGTTAAACAAGTTTTGGCCAATGCCTTGTGCTTGCAATTGTGCTTGGGTTAACAAGTCATTCTGTTGCATTCCAAGTGAAGCTTTGGCGCGGTTATAGGCTTCAGTTCCAGCAGCTAAACCTTGATTTGCTAACTTAGCATCCAAAGTTTTTTGCTGTACATCCATTTGTGGCTGCAAGCGTTGCATCATTAGCTGGCTTGCTCTATCCCAGCCTGCCATGCCTTGATTTTCTAAACCAGTTTGTAACTGTGGGCCAGCACCCATACCTTGTGCTTGTTGCGCGCCCTGTACACCGTACATTTCAGGGCCTTGACCTATTGTTTGTAAATTAGCTTGGCCGCTAAGTTGTTGCAAATTTGGCTTGCCAGCAGAACTTTGCAATGCAGGTAAGCTTGATGTACTAAACGGGTTAGCCATCATTCCTTGTACATAATTTAAACCAGTTGACTGTAACTGCCCCAAGCCTTTGCTTGTAGCAATATCCATGTTGTACAGTTCTTGCTGGTCAGGGCTTAAAGACTGTGTAGCAGTCCAAGTAGGGTTGCCGTATGGGTCTGCGCCTGTAATAGCGTAGTTTAAGTTGCCATAAGGCGTAACTTGATTAACGCGGTTTGCAGCCGTAGCTTGCCGTGCAGCATCTAAGTTACCTGAAGCAGTAGCTTGCGCTGCCGCTGTGTAATTTGGTGCTGCTGGTGCGCTAGGGGGCGAACCAAATATTGCGTTTGTAATTGGACTAAGTAAACCGCCACCGCCACCCATATCATGCTCCTTTTATCGGGGCGTTTATGTCGAGCCATCGACAATTTTCACGCCTCATTGCTAATATAACTAAATCCCCATCTATATGGGCATCTTCGATATACGCCTTATCAATAAAGCCTAAGTGTCGGTTTAACCTTAATGCTTCTTCATTCGTTGAAGATACTGTCGCTAGTATAACCTTAACACCTAGTTTATTAAAGGGGTAATCAAAACACGCCCACAATAAATCTTTGCTAATCCAGTTGGGTACTAATGCGCCATTGTGCATACAGCAGCTTTTGTCTTGAAAGTTGGTATATGCCACTACTGCGCCAATTTCCCCATCTATTTCTTGCCCAATACACATGGTATTGTCATCAAACTTTACGCCTAAAATGTTGCCGAGCCACGCCCTTAAATGCGGTTGGTTTTCTGTTGTAACCCTACGCATTACAGTACGCCACCCCTTTCCATAACATAATCGGTTGATGCCCAATGCAACTCAATATTTCTGCTGGCCACATTTAAGTTAATTGAACCAGCAAAACCTAAACCAGTAACACCTTGCCAGATTTTAGTAGTAATTAAGCCGCCTGACCAGTTTGCAGCATCCCAGCGTGAAGCATCCCATACGCCATCTGTTAGGGTACTTGGGTTAAATTGCACCTGCCCAAGCTGGCTTTGTGTGTCAAAGTCAACAGAAAGGCCGCAAACTACGCTAGGTACACCACCTGTAGATTGCAAAATAGGGCGAACCATCATAAAACGCTTTAACTGACCGGGACTATCAAAGTAACTGTAAGCCTGTTGTGCTGTAGCTTCTATGTTTGCGCCATTGTCTGCAAGGCTTGTGTAGAAAGTGCCTACTACGCCATCACCGCCAAAGTGCATATCTGCATCGCCTGAAACTTCCCAACAATAAGCTTGAATGCCAGTAAAACGCGCCCAAGACTTAGTAATAGTGTGCATTACATACTGTTCCATGCCCGTACTGGTAGGAATAGACAAAATAAGCATATTTTCACCAGCAAAATAGTTAATTTGCCAGCCATTTAATGCGTAATACAGGGTTGCAGCTTGGCTTACTGCAAAGTAAATTTTGTCTGTAAGGTTTACACGGGGGTCTAAACGGCTAGATTGCAGCGCAGAAGCTAATGGCACTAAACCATCTTGCGTTAATAGCAATAAATCACCTGACCATTTGAAAAAGCATCTACGGCTAAAGGTTTGGCCCAATTGCCATACACCTTTTAATGCCCAAGTATCTACAGAATCAGGGTCAGTACCGTTATAAACAATAACTTCACCCATGCTAGTAACAAATACTGCGTAATCATCAGCACCTTGACCTGCATCCAGTGTCCAAGTACCCATTGCTTGCAAATAACCAGCATTACGGGCAATTCCACCAAAATATAGGGGTGAAGCTGCACCGCCAATAGAATCTACAGGCAAATACCAGCAGTCTAAAGTGTCTTTTTGCGTGAAATACAGGCGGTTTTTAAACAGGTTTACATTAATAAATGTGTTGCTGTTAACGCCAGTAATACCAACCGTTGTGTAAGAACCTACTACAGTAGCATTTGTAGCTGGGGTAGAAGCCATTGCATAGGTAAATGTGTTGCTGCCTGTAGCTTCAATAACATAAGTACCGTTATATTCTGCTGGGCTAGCACCTGTAACAGTTACGCGGTTACCATCAACCAAACCGTGTGCAGCAGCAGTAGTTACTGTAGCTACCGCGCCCACATGGGTAATTGTGCTAATTGTTTGTGAAGTAGTGGTAGTTGCTATGTAAAACCATGCGCTGCCATCGTAAATCATTACTGGGTCAACACCGTTACAAGCAACCATATAGTGGCCGCCAGTGTTAGTCATGTTGACGTGTTGTATTTGGTCGCTTTGAATGCCAGTAAATACAGGTACGGCAGGGTTTACTTTAGCTTCATAAATGGTATCGCCTGCAACAGCAAATAGCTTGTAAGTGCCTATTTCTGTGTAATTCATTAGCGTATTAATAGGCGTATCAATACCTATTTCATAATCGCCTACAACAGTAGCGTTACTAGCTGGCACTGCTGACATTAAATAAGTAAATGAAGTGCTGTTAACTACTGTAATGGTGTAAACACCGTTGTAATCAGAAGGTGTACAGCCTGCAATAGCTACTTGGTCGCCAGTTGCAAGGCCATGCGCTGAAGCGGTTGTTAGCGTTGCTACAGCATCTACATGGGTAATGGTGCTAATGGTTACGGCTGCATCAGGGCTTGTTAACAAGCTTACTTGTGTCCAGCCTTTACGCATAGTTACATCAGTAGGGGTAGGAAACCAATTAACAAGCTGAACCGCATCTAAAGGGTTCATTGCCGCTTGGGAATCCCTAGCATTCCAGCCACCAATAGGGGCAGGTACGGAAGTTGTATTAGCTGAAAACTTTTTAGCTACAGCCATGATTAACTACCGTAGCCAGTATCAGGAATATTAGCCCAGCCAATAAGCACGGCACTTGGTTGTGGTGCAAATGAAAGGGTTGCAGAACCTTTGTCGTTAGCTTTAGCTACATTTAAGTAGCGTTGGTAGTCTTGTTGCAAAGAAGTAGTGTCAAAACTCTTAATTTGGAAGTATTTAAGCTTAGTTAATATGGCTACTACTGAATCATCCAATACTGTTGTATCTGAATCGGCAGTAAAGCTGTTTTTAACTTCACCTGTTGCACTGCGTACAAAGCCTTTAGAACGGTATTCAAAGCCTAAGTATTCTTGGGTGTTATATGGTGGCCAAATTTGAAATTCGTTACCCAAAATACGCCAACGGACACGCGGCCCAGTTGAAATATAGCCAGACTTTAACCACTGCCATTGTTGTGCATCTACAGGCCCTAACATTTGCCAATGCTTGGTTTTGTCCCAATGTGTATTGTCTGTAATGGTTTCGTAATCAGGCGGTAGTGGGTATTTAGTTCTACTAAAAGTAACCGTTCCACCAATACTTGTAGCAGAAGCTAGTTGTGTGGTGGTAACGGTTGACCCTGTAACGCTTGAAACATAAGTATCTTGTGGAATACTTGTACCTACAATGGAATAGTTATTATCTAAACCTGTTGTATCTGCCACATTTAGCAGGTCATAGGTGTTGTTAATAGTATCGCAAGTAGTAGTAACTGCTGTGGTGTAGAAACGGTACTCTAATTCCAATGCTTGCCAATCATGCTCTTTTACAAGGTCGTAACCAGCACGGTTCATCAGCGCAAGAATCTGTTGCACATCTTGGCTAGTGTTACCAACAACATAAGTTGGTACGGCAAGGTTTAGTTCAGAAGTTACCTGCTGAACCAATTGGAGTAGGGTGGATGACATTTTAGGCTTCCTCTGTGGCTACCGTTTTCTGTTTACGGGGTTTCTTTTCACCTACAGCAGCAAGTATAGCGGCCATTTGTTCTTGCATTGCGGCCAGCTTCGCATCTGTTTCTGCCTTCATTTTAGCAGTTTCTAACTCTTTATTGGCAAGTTCTTCTTTCAAAGCGTTAATTTCTTGTTCGCGTTTGTCAGTTTCTGCTGCTGTAGTAGCTAGGTTTAAGAATGCTTTAGCTTTGTCGCGGAATGCGTAAGGGGACATACCAGCCGCCATACCCATGCGTTGTAATTGGCCATCTGAAGCACCTGCAACAGATTCTACGGTTTTAAACTTTAATGCGCGTAGTTCTTCTGCTTGGCTTTTGCTTACTAAAGGCCATTCTGATAAGGGCGTACCAACTACTTCTTGATCATCTGCGCCTACACGGTTTTGGTATTGCGCCCAGTGAATAGGAAAACGCACTTTATGGTTATTTAACGCATAAGTGTCAATTTCGGTTAGGGTATCGCCAGCTACGCAAATGTGTACAAAGTCAAATTCTTTGTAAATATCACGGCCAGCATCTAATGATTCTTGTTCTTGTTTAACTGCGCGCTTGTAAAAGCGTACTTGTAAGCGTGAATCCGCGCCTTGTTCGTCTGAAGGTAATGCCATTTTTAAATCTCCTAAGTGGTTAGGGTTAATTAAAATTAAAAAAGGGGCTACCAGTTAAGGTAACCCCCTGTTTTTACTACATTTTGCTATTAAACACTAGCCTTGCTAAACCAGCCATAATCGCCTGAAGCCATTGTAGTTGCAGGTGCAAGGTATGTACCAGCAGAAGCAGTAGCTACAAAAGTAGAAGCGTTAATGGAGCAAGTTGCTGTTGAAGCTGTAATAGCCTCGCCAGCTTTAGCGAACACATAACGGAAGCCGTCTGAACCAAATGTTTCTAGTCCGAGTGGCCCGATTGTTGGGATCGCAGTACCAGCAGAGTTCAAGTTAACTTCAGCTAAGTTAACCAAATCAATACCAGCGATAGGGAGCAATGAATATGCCATGATAATTTTCCTTTTCTATTCGGTTTAAGTTATGTTAGTGGGTACTTAAGCTGTACCTGTTAACACACCTTGTAGGAATGAGTTGGAGCAAGTTAAATTGCCAGCCCAGCCATACAATTTTACGATCGCATCTTGGTTAATAGATTGACGCTCGCCACCGAT